GTATCTTTTTTATAAGCTTTAATTTTTTGTTTTACTTTTTCATCTCCCCAGATGTTATCATAAACAATATAATTTCTAGCGCCTTCTAAAAGTTTTTCTTCCCAGTTATCCGGGTATTTTTTCTTAGCAAACACCATGTAGTTATAAATAAATCTATCTCTGTAATCATCTAATTTAGATTTAGATAATCTTTGTAAACACACTGGACCATCTATAAATTCATCTGCACCACCTGTAAGTTCAAGTCTTATTAATTCATTTGCAAATTCCTCTAGATCTTCTTTAGTTTTTGTGTTAGCCTCGACGACTTTTATAAATTGCTCAAAAGTAAACTCCGTTCCATCTAAATTAACACCTACTCTTTCATTACGATTGTAATAAGGTAAATTAATAAAATTACCATTAATCGGTTTTTGATCTGAGCCCACACCAAGTTGTGTTTGTTTTGGAAATATTTCTGTGGATGCTTTTAAATCAAATGTAAATAACAACTTGTCTAAAAAATTTCTTACAAAACTTGCTTTGACTGGCTCCTTAAAAAATACGTAAATGTGGAGTCCGCCACTTTTTGATTTAACGGGGACCACTGGAATATTTTTTTTATCTATAATTTCTAAATATTTTCTAAGATCAAAATTATCATACTCCTCTGAATCAATATCTATTGCTCCAAACTTAGCAAGACCTTCATCGTTACAGGGTTGAATTCCAATAGATTTTTTTCCTGACAAATGATCTAAGTAATCAGACTCTGATAAAGGTTTGGCTGCCCATCCATATTTTAATTTAAGTTTACCAGTGGCTGGATCTTTAAATGCAGAATTTATATCTGCATAGCCATAGTCTCTCTTTAGACCTGTAAATATTTCTATAAATTTATTTTCCATCTTTTTAATAAGGGGTGGCTCAACTCTCGCCTAACCACCCCAGTTGCAACAATTCCTTTAAGGAATTTTAGTAGTGAGCGTCCGTCGCTTTTGCAGCATCATCCTCGCCATGTTTTACTTGAACATCTCCTTTTGAGATACTCTCAGCAAAAGTTCTAGCAGTCTGATATAATGCAGCGTCTTCGATTGGACCTACTTTGCTCACTTCCCAACCAAACCATGTGCCTTTGTCGTTAGACTGTTGCACAGTTTTTAGTTGATAAAGATGGCTAAAAGATGCGGGTGTAAACAAACCGTTCTTACCTTGCATCTTTATACTTTGCATCATGCTATTCCATTTTCTACTAATTTTTAATTGAGTAGATTTCATAGCAATTAATGCGGTTGATGGTGAGCTACTATTAACTAACACAAAGTGTTGTGCAGTCTTCTCAATATAATTACCATTAGGTAATCTATCTTTGAAGTCCCCACCTCTAGTTGTCTTAGTCATGATGTCACTAGACGAAGGATAAATATTTACTGGAGCACCAGATCCATCTTTCCCTCTGTCTTTCCACTCGACGTATTCGAGTTTGTAGTAACATGGAATCACATGGACTCCATTCACACCACTAAAGAGTTCGCCTGTTACTGAATTGTATATCATTCCAGGCTCTGCTCCCTCTACATACTTGCCGTCTCTCTTATTTACTTCTGGAGATAACTGTCCAAGTATTTTAAGAAATGGTAACGCAAGATCATCTTGGGTTACTGTTCCAGTTTGAACGTTTGCATCTGCCTCAAACACAACGTTTGTTGACAGTGCACCGTTTTTCTTTGTTGTCGGTTCTTTGTTCATTTTTCTATTTCCTCGTTATTTTGGTTCGGCTTCCTGCGAACACGTTAAATAGATCCGTAGGCATCTCTTTCCCAGATTCAAGACGCTCACGGACCAATGCTTTAAGAGTCATAGGCTCAACCTTTAACTTCTGGGAAGGTTGATATCCTTGACCTTGCGCAAGGACAGCAAAATCTGCTGCCTTGTTGTCCTCGTTACGACCAAAGGAAACAGTGACCATATTTTTAATAAGATCACCTAGGCCGTTTTTACGAAGCCAGTTAAATGCTTCCTCTTCCTTTGCTTTAGGAATTGAAGCACCATAGACGGGTTTGACTTCTACGCCAGCCCCATCCTCTAAACTAAATTTTGCTACATTCATTTCTGTCATCATGGTAGGTATAACCTCCCCAGACAAAACGTCCATATCTTTTTTTATTTTTTTTAGCTCTTCTTCTTTAGCTGCATATTTATCTTCTAAGGTTCTTAACTTAACAACCTGTTCCGATAATTGTTTAAAGTCATTCGTATTTTTTAACGAATCAACTTTGTCTTCTTCTAAGTTTATACTCATGTCTTTTTTCCTTTCGTGGTTAGTGGTGTTAATATATTATCATAATATCCTATGTCAAGTTTATTCTTCAATCTTTCCTTGTTCATATAAATTTATTTCTATGGGATAATATGTTTTTTCTTGTCTATCCCATTTTAGTAAATTAAATTTTCCTCCGGTTTTATCTGCCACAATTGAACAAGCTACGCCTATGATTGCAGGATCGCCTGTAAGTAGTAAATAATCGTCGGAGGTATATTTATCTAACAGTTTTCTTAATTTAAAAATTAAAGGCCCTGGAGACAATATAATTTGTGAATGTTCGGGTAATAAAGTTTTTATTGTGCCAAACTTTTGAGCGCCCATTATATTAAATTTAGGCGTTCCTATCTTAGTTCCTGGCAATTCTTGAATAACATAAACTGTGTTCATAACTTTCCTATTGACTAGTTATATATCTTTTGATATGCGTGTCAATAGAAAGAAGAATTACTATGAATTATAAATTTAAAACACAGCCGTATAAGCATCAAATGACTGCTTTAGAAAAGTCATGGAATAAAGAAAACTTTGCGTACTTTATGGAAATGGGTACTGGTAAATCTAAAGTATTAATAGACAATGTGTCTATGTTGTATGATAAGGGAAAAATAAATGGACTACTTTTAATCGCACCTAAAGGTGTTTATAAAAACTGGTACGACTCTGAAATACCTGTACATATGGTAGATCACATTGAAAAAAAGATGGTGTTGTGGCAAGCTAATATTACTAAATCACAACAATTAAAATTAGATTCTTTATTTGAACCTGGAGAAGATTTACATATTATTATAATGAACGTAGATGCTTTTAGTACAAGTAAAGGCGTAGAGTTTGCAGCTAAATTTTTACGTTGTCACAGAACTTTAATGGCTGTTGATGAGTCAACTACTATTAAAAATCCAGATGCAAAAAGATCTAAACACATTTGCTCTTTAGGTAAGTTTGCTAGATACAGAAGAATACTTACAGGTTCTCCTGTTACTAAATCACCGTTAGATTTATATAAACAATGTGAATTTTTAGGAGAAGGACTATTGGATTTTACCTCTTATTACGCTTTTAGAACTAGATACGCCATACTTAAAACTATGAACTTTGGTTCTCATAGTGCAAAAGTTCCTGTGGGTTATAAAAATTTAGATGAATTATCAGCCAAAATAACTACGTTTTCCGATAGAGTTTTAAAAGAAGATTGTCTAGATTTACCGGCATACACTCATCAAAAAAGAATTATTCAATTAAGTCCAGAACAACAAAAAATATACAATCAAATGAAAAATGTAGCTTTGGCTCAAATGGATGGTAAACTAATGACTACCTCGACCGCCTTGGTGCAGCTAATGAGAATGCAACAAATTACTTGTGGTCACTTTAAAGCCGATGATGGCACTATTCAATTTATAAAGAATGAAAGAATTGCTACTTTATTAGATATCTTGGAAGAGGTAGAGGGTAAAGCTATTATCTGGGCCCATTGGAGACATGACATAGATGCTATAGTTAAAGCCGTAGAAAAACAATATCCGGGTTCCGTGATGACTTACTATGGAGACACCTCTACTGAAGACAGAGCTGAGGCCATTAAAAAAATTCAAGATCCAAATTCTAATATTAGATTTTTAGTTGGTACACCTCAAACCGGTGGATATGGAATTACGCTGACAGAAGCTAACGTAATGATTTATTATTCTAATGGTTATGACTTAGAAAAAAGGACTCAATCAGAGGCCAGAATAAATCGTATTGGTCAAAAAAGAAAAATGACTTACATTGATATCATAGCAGAAAAGACTGTTGATGAAAGAATTGTAAAAGCTTTACGCAAAAAAATAAACATAGCTTCAGAAGTTATGGGTGAGGAATTAAAAGCATGGATTTAATAATATTAAATGATGGTGTTTATCAACTAATAGAAGTAACAAAACAAATGTTAGAAGGAGTAGAGTTAGTAGGAGAAGTAAATTGTTCTAGTTTATGTGAAATATTAAGACTTAAATTAAGCACCTACGCTGACTACCCTCTTAATCTTCATATAATGAATGATGGAACTGGTTATTTTTATGGATGTATTTGTAAATAATTTTTTTAATTGGTGTGTATGGGTTTTAGAAGTAATAGGTGATTTTACTGGTTGGGGCTATGAATTAGCTAATATCATTATATTTGTTATTTTACAGCCAACTTTAATTTTGTTGTTTTTTTGTTTGTGGATATATGCTAAATTAAAAAATGGCAGAAAAAACCGGAATACTTAGATCTTTAATAAATAAAATACCTGCAAATGTTAGGTTTTTTACTACAGACCTATTGGGTATAGACACCCCTGCGGACAATACTTATTTTACAGAAGATCAGTTAAAAATTTTAAGAGATTCAGCCGTAAACTCTTTAGATAAGGGTAAGAGTAGTATGACTTATGAAGACTACCCTTCTGGAAAATCTGATATTTCTTATCAAGAAAAAGGTATTATGGAATTAGCAAACAAAATGATGGATGATGAATTTCAAATGAGAACCACTATTGGTGCAGCCAACTTAACTATTGATGCTAATGGAGATATTATTCTTACAGATAGATTTAATTTTAATGATGCACAAGATGTAAGAGATTTAGAAGATGCTAAAAATGCTATTTTTGATATTTTTGGAGAAAAAGGTTTGTATAAAAAAATTAGAAAAGTAGGAACTTATGCAGGTTCTGAAGAAGGAGAAGGTTCTCCCATTGAACTTAACCTAGGTCAATATAAACCGAAGACTTAATTCAACATATCCATAAGTAAAGTTATAAGCACTGCACCCATACCACCAACAATCCAATATTCTAATCTTTTAATTCTTTCTTGCATTTCTTTTATCTGCTCAAACGTTTGTTTCTGCATAATTCTGCAAAGTTTTTCATGAGATTCTATTTTCTCTAATGCAGATTTTTTAACCATTATTCTCCGCCCCCTAGATCAAATGGATCGCTGTAAGAAGTATCATCCTTAACGTCATAACTTCCAGAATAACTATCTCCGATGTCATCTCTGTAAGCCGTATCTTCGTTAACTCGATCTAACATCATAGACTCTTGTATTTTAGCATCTTGTAAATTTTTTAATCTTTCGTCCAATTGAGTGCCACTGTAATCGCCATCAGCATATTTATTTGCTAATGTATTTTGAATAGTATCTATTCTTTTTTGATACGCTCTTTGTAGACCGTAATTTGTAGGTTCACCAAGTCTGCCACCAGTTAAAAAGTTTAAAGCGCCTCCCGATACAGTATTATAGTTTTCCATACCTGGTATATAATTTCCGCTACTTGGATTCATGTATTGTGCACCTGCTCCTGTAGTGTAGAAGGCATCTAATGCGTTTTGTCTTGGATCTCTTTGTGGAAGAAGTGAGCCTATACCTCTAGCTACCATTCCTATCGTTCCTCCGCTTGTCAAATAATTTTTAACAGAATCGATCGTGTCAGAGAAAAAATTTCCGGGTGCAGGTGGTGCCTCCGCTCCTATTATTGGTACACCAGTTTCAGTTAGTCCTACTTCAGTTTGTGGACCATCAACTACATTGGTTGTTGTAAAGGATTCTGTTTCATCTCTGTCAAGAGGTTGTACTTCTTGCACTCCAAGAATACCATCCATATTATCTAGAGTTTTCTTAGCTTGGTCCACTTGCGCATTTATCTTTTTAGCGTCTGCTGAAAAAGTCGACCCTGCGTTATACGCTGCGATTAATTCATTTATTGTTGCCATTAGTTAAATATCCCCCGTGGAAAGTATTGTGCAAATAGTCCAGGCGTTCTTGATGGTGTTGTTGCTTGAACCACTTGACTACTTATAGCAGCATCCTTGTTTGGATCAACTGGTAATATTGCAGGCACATTGTCTACTGGTGTTAAATTAGCTCCTCTAGGTGGAAGAGTTCTTGATTGTTTGACACCAAAAGTTAAAGCTGCATCGATGTATGTTTCAAAACTCTCTAAACTATCATTAAGGTCGAAATTTCTTACGTCTTTTTTTAAATCATCCCATGCATCTTCGGCTATATCTAAACCTAATTCAAATTTTAATGCTGCATCTAAATTTTGGTTTTCTAATCTTTCAAGTAAAGATTTAACTCTAGCGTCACTTGGAGTGGGTGCCTTAAATCTAGCGGCGAATAAATTTTGTACTTCTGTTTTGTTTTTTAAACGATCATTTAAAACTTTTCTTAATTCACTTCTACTTACACCCAGGTCTTCAGCAGCTTGAATAGTATTCATTAAATTTTTTTGAGATTTAAATGAGTCCATTACCCAAACTTTGTAAGCATTAATTTTTTGTTCGGGTGTAGTTCTTGCACTGTAAGCAATGCTTGCAAACTTAGAACCAATGTTTCTTTTATCTCTACCAAACGATGTAATAATAAATGGCATACTTTGCATTGGTTTAACTTCTTGCACACGTATACCAGCCATCAATGCTACTAATTCATCTCTTAAATTTCTTTCACTACCATAATCTGTAAATCTACCACTAGCACCGTCCCATATTTTGACAGCAGAAGTAAATGCTCCAGGATTAAGGCCGCCTATAATATGTTCTAAACTTTTAGATAGTTGTAAACCCAGTGGGTCAGTGTCTCTATAGATAACTTTACCTGTTGCTGTTTTTCCGCCTCTTAAACTAACGTCCGTAATTCTTTCAACACCAATAGACTCAGATATAAATGGTGAAAAGAATTCTACTAAAGCTCCAGGATTCTCTGGAGTACCAATTAAAGAATTAAACACAATTGTATTCGCACTGTCTTGATTTAGTTCTCCTCTACCAAAAGCATTTACAACTGCATTGATTGGTCTAACTAATGAATCGTAAGGATTAGAATATGAAAAATTAAAATACTTAAAGTTACCATCGGCATCAGGCGATGATACTGGTATTAATGTTGCGTTCTTTTCATACACAGGAACAAACGCTCTTGCTTTGTTCATCATTTCATCAGTTACACCAGTGATAGCTTGAGCTGTACCACCAATGACTGTACCTATACCACCAAACGTAGCTGAAGCTCCAATTAATCTACGAGCTCCCATTTGTCTAATGTATGGATTAACACTTGTTAATTCTCTTGCACCTATTGTAATTAAGTTAGATCCTGTTCTTAATATCTCTGCAGGGAACGCTATAAAGTTTCCCAAAGGTAAGTCTCTAATACTTTGAATTATTTTAGGGACCTTACTGTAAGTTGGAATAGTATTAGTTACAAGATATGCAGACACTTCTTTAAGAGCTTCGTCTGCTGTTTTCTTTGCACCTGTAATAGAACTTACTTCGATAAAATCTTCTTTAGCTACAGTTTTGTACCAGTCTTTTACTTCATCTAATACTTTAGCAGGCGTAGCTTTAGGATCTCCAAATGCTTGTTTAAGAGCAGATTGATAGAATCTGTCAGAATATATTTTCCAAACGTTGTCACCTCCTTGATAAACATCAACAAACTTTTTAACTGTCGGGTTTTTCATAAAGTCATCAATATTTATTAACCCTTTAACCCCTCTTTCAGCTAAACGTTTCATTTCATTAACTGCAATACTTTGATCAATAACTCCTCTAGTTACACTATCATCTATAAAATCATCAAATATCTTTTCGTCTATTTTTCCACTTTTAAATATATCCTCAAACGTATCTCTAAATGCTTGAGATACTGAGCTACGACCTCCTATTAATCCACTAGCTAATGGAAAAAACGATGCTGTAGAAACGTTTCTCACTTGTGTCATTGGTGAAAAAATAGTTTTAGTTATTTGACCACCAGCTTTAAACTTCATAATGTTAGAATAAAAAGGTACATCAAATAAATTATCAAAATTACTTTTTACTCCTTGTATTGCATTTGCAATTTCAGGAAGTGTAAAATAAGTATCAAACTTTGCTGCTTCTCCTTCTTTAGGTTTTCTCATTTTTTCATTCCTAAAAAATTTAGAGTCTAAAGCAAAGTCATCAATAGAATTAATACCAGCGTCAGGTCGAGCTGTAATTTTTCTTAAACTTGTAGGATCAATTCCTCTTCTTATTACATCTTGATACGCAGCGTCATCCGTTAAAATGTTTTTAAATACTATACCATTTTTTAACCATTCGGACTCTACAAGATCAAAATATTGTCTTTGATAAACTTGTTTATTATTCCATATAATCGTATCTAATACTGGACTGTAATCTTTTATTTCCACTTTTTGTCCTTTGGGCGTAGATAAAAATTTTCTAATTTCATCAGAAAGGTCATCTACTTTTTTAATATCTCTACCTGTAAACCTAGCAATAGATCCAAAATATTTGTTAGTATTAGCTCCAGAATTTATGACTGCACTTTTTAATCCTTTCATTCTAGTTGTAACTTCGGCGTCTAACAATTTGTTAAACGCTGTTTCTTTTTCGTTAAGTTTTTTACCTTCTTTTAATTTTTTTCTTAATGT